GTCGTCAAATGAAACCGATCTAGGTTTTAGACCCCCTACCCGGTCGCGGCGCGACGTCATCGCGGGGCGACCTCCGGGCCCCTCGGAGGGCGATCGCGACCAGCACGAGCCAGACCACGAGCAGGCCGATTGCCGAAGCCGCCGTCATGCGTCGCCGTCTTTCGGTCGTGGCACGCCTTGGTCATTGCTTGCAGGTTGTCCCATGCGTAGAGCAGCGCCGGATCGCCGTTGTGCGGTGTGCGATGATCGACCACGGTCGCGACATGACCGCAGCCGCATTCGCAGAGTGGATGCGTTGCCAGGTACGCGGCGCGCAGATGGTCACGCCAGCGTCGCGTGTCGTAGTGCCGAGGCTTGGCGCCATCGTAAGCGGCGCGACGATCCGCTTCGGACTGCCAGCCTGGCGCACGATGGACCGGCGGGCGGTTAGGCATCAGGCGACTGCGCGCGACCAGGCGGCGTCGGCGCGTTCGAGTTCCATCGCCGCGATCGCGCGCTGCATGCTACCCTGAAGCAGCGCGACAACCGGCTCGGCGCATTGCCCGATCAGTTGGCACTCGCCACGCGGCAGCGAGGCCGGATCGAGCAGATGCACGAGAACGGCGCGGCCGGCGATATCCAGGCGCACCTGCGCGCGGTGACGCGGGCCGGTTTGGCGCGTGACTGGCAAGGCGAGCGGATTGGCGTGACGTCGCCCGCTAGGGTACGCCCAAACGATCCATGTCTTGTCATGGCAGCGCACAACTGCGCCGCGATCGAAGCGAATAACTGGCATTTATTGGGATCGCTTGCCGGTGCGATAAGCGCAACGGTTGCGACGGTAACGGATTCGCTACCACCGATCGCGGATCGGCGCAACAATCGTGCGACTCGGCGCTCCGAATCTCGCCGTTCCCGATTCGCCCCTGTCACTGTGGGAATCCCGCAACGCCAGTGTGGCGCGAACGACATGCCGTTTCCCCGCCCTCAGAGCGGTGCTACGCGGCGCCGAGCCGTTCCGGCTACTTGCGCCCGCCGCCAAACCGCGCAAAGCAGCCCTAGCGCCGTCACAGTCCAGTCGCGGACGGTCTCGGGATTGCGGGCGAACGTGACGAGCCGCGCCGTCGCTGCCCAGGACTGATCCTCGACCGCGCAACGGGAGACGAGTTGCGCCGCCAGAGGCCCGATCGCGTCCTCGACGCGGCGAAGCCGGGAAAGCGTCGTGAGAAGCCGCAGCATCCGGTCGTGGCCGTCATTGGCGCCGCCACTGACCCGGGCGGCGGCGAGATCGAGACTGCCATCGGCGAGGACGCTTTCCCATGCCACGCGGTATTCGGTCGCCGCTTGCCAGACCTCGGCGCTGATCCGGCCATCCGCAAGCAACCGATCGAGCCGGGTCCGCCGGCGCCAGCCCATGCGGAAGCTCGTCGCGTCAATCCGGGGCGGGTCGATCGTCTCGACGTGCTGGCGGTAGCTCGCGGTCGGGGCGGCGGTCATAACGCGTCCTGGAAGTAAGCCCGCTGACGGGCAGCGTGCCGCTCGCGGATCGCGCGCCAACGAGCCGCGCGTGATCCACCATAGGCCATCGTTTGGTCAATCCGGCCGAGAAAGCCCTCGCGCTCATCGACCGAGAGTCGCACCCATGCCGCATACAGCACCGCTTCCCAATCGATTGCGGGATCGCGCCGCGCGCGGCTCAGGAATTGCGACGTTGCATCGAGGTGGGGACCGTCCGTCCGGAAGCACCACGGGACTTCGCCCTCTGGCACTGCGGCGCGCGGTACGGGTGGGGCGGTCACCCTCGCGACCTCGGCCAGCTAGCGGCAAAGCGTTCCAGCGCGAACGCGATCGCGACGCGCTCGACCGGATCGAGCCGCCGGCGAAGCTCGCGCTCGATCTCGGCGAGCGCGTTGTCGAGCGCGACGGCGCGCGGATCCACGGCCCTCTCCCAGCCTGCCGTTGCGCTCATCGCCGTGGGCCCAGGCCGATCCATGCTCGGATCGCGCCGCATAGCCGGCACGGCTTGCGCGGTCCCGGCGGCGGCGCTGGCGGACGCGGCGCAAGTCGCGCGGACGGACCGCGCCAAGCGCTAGGCGGCGGGCGGACGAGGCGGGGCGGTGTCGTTGGCTGGCGCACGGCGTTGGCCTCCTGGCAGCGGATTGATCTCGTCGAGTTGCGCCGGCGAGAGATAGCGCGGCTTCGGCGGCGCCGGCGCGTCCCGCTCGGCGTACGGGCTTCGCATGTTGCCGAGGATCGTCTCGACGCAACGGCGGACATAGGCGCGCTCTTCGTCGGTAGGCTCGGAACGCGGCGGCGGGATCTCGGGCGGCGGTAGCGCCGGCAATGGCGGACGGTGCTCGCGCCACCACTCGGCGAGCCAGGCCGCGAGCTCGCCATAGGTCGGAAACCCCTTCACGGCGCGGGCGGCGCAATGCTCGAGCGACGCGGTCGTAAACGCGCCGTCGGGGAAGCGGTCCATCAGCAGCGGCACATAGGCCGCGAGCTTCATCTCAGCCTCTTGGCGGCTAATGCTGACGGCGGACAAGATGCCGAGCGATTGGCACCACTGCCGCACCACGGGCAGGTGGGTGGCTTGCTTGGGCATGGTCGACGGTCTCCTGCAGGTCGTCGGTCGCACTGGCCGAGAAGCCGTTGCGGGCTTCGGCTTGCTTCGACTTCCGTGATCGAGATTGGCGGGGGGCGCCCTTGGGGGGGGATTCTATATCTGCATCTGATCTAGGCATTGGCTCGCGTTCGTGTGAGCCTTCGGCTAGGCCGTTACCCTTCCCTGCAATGGGTTGGCCTTTGGGTTGGCCTTTGCGGTTTTTCCAACTTTTCAGCGCTGCGGCGCGGCCTATTACGGAAAGCTCCGCGTCCCGGATCATGCGCCGCGAGAGGATCGAACCCGCCTCGTTGCGCGAAAATACCCCCCTAGTTTCTAGCTCGGCCAGAAGGGGGGCAACTTGACGGGCATCTGCGAGACACATGCGGGCAACTTGCTTCGCTTCAGTCGTCTTGCCGCGTGACGGCGGCAGGATCAGATGACCTGGTGGATCGCACATCGACATGATGCAAAGCATCCGCATCCAAAGGCCCTGCGCGGCGAGCGAGCAGACGGACAAGGCTGGATCGGTCAGCCAGTCTTTCCACCAGAACTTGCCCCAGGGCAGGCCGCTCATGGCGCGATCTCATTCCCCCAGGCGTCAAATCCCTCCGTTACCCGACGCGCGAATAGCTCACCGCGCGGCAGGGTCGGGAACAGGTCCTCGATCATCGCAGCGTAATACTCGGGCTTTTCGCTATGCTTCCCTCGTTCAAGCCGAACGCAGGCGGGGTATTGCTCGCCCGGCGTCGGCGCTGGAACGTTACCCCGGACGCCGAGCAACAGAATCTCGGCGTTGTCGCGGTTCCAGTAGCCGGTTCCGATCTCAGCCTTGTGCCAAACCCAGCAGGTTCGATACTCGAATCCCCAATGCTCAAGCAGGCCGAGCGCGCGCGAAAGCATCGGCCGCGTCGCCCACATAAACAGCGCGCAATCGGCGGCGGCTGGCAACTTGAGCGCTCGCAATTCGTCGAGCGTCATTGTCGGATAATGGTTGTCGGCCGCGCGATCCATGCCGGTCTCGCGCGAGTAAGGCTCAAATCGCCACGGCGGATCGGCGTAAATCACATTGTATAGACGCTCGCCCAGCGTTTCCGCAGCGGCGCGCGTTGCCTCGCCGAGCTTCTGTTCCTTCGCCGCGCGCTTGTATCGCTTGGCGGCGCCTTTCGCGGATACCTTCTCGCCCTGCTTGGCGCGGGCGATTAGCTCGCCCTGGCTTTCCTCCGGTAGCGCCGCGAGCGCGTCGAGTTCCTCGCCCTGGTCGAGCGACGTCCCGACCGCATCGGCGAGCGCCGGGATGTGCTTCGCGCGCGTTGTGTCACGCGCGACTGCGGTCCGGCTCTTGCCAGTCTTTGCGGCGGTATCGCTCACAAAGGTCCCAATTTGGGATTCTTCTGAGCGCTTACGTTTGCCGCGTCCGGCCCCTGGCGCGCCGCCATGCTTCGTCTCGGGATGGATCGCCTCGTATAGACGCTTACGCGCGGCGATGTGTATCGCGCGCTCGGCCGGCGAGAGTTCGCCCCGGATCAAGTTCTCGTCGATCTCGACCAGCTTTGCCTGATCAGCGTCGGCGAATGCTACGACGTCGGATGCGATGGTCTCCCACTTGAGCCGCTTTGCCGCCTCAAGACGATGTGCCCCGACGACGAGTTGCGGCGTCGCCTGCCCGTTCGGATAAGTGATGCTGATCGGATGGATCAGCCCGCGCGTTGCCATACTTTCGGTCAGTTCGGTGATCAAAGAGTCGCGGAGCGGCCGAAGCCGCTCCCCGATCATGATCGCCTTAACCAACACATCGCGGACGGCGGTCACCGCGCGATCTCGGGCATAGGATCACCGGGCGTCCACTTCATTTGCGAGATCGTCCCGCGCTTGCCGGTAACAAAGAGATTCCAAGCGGTGACGATGAGCGCGCAGCGATTGAGATCATGCACACGTCCCATCGCATCGGCGCGGATGCGAGCGATGGCCTGCTCCAAGAGGCCGATGGATTTGTATCGTCCGCCATGCTTGCCATCGGCCCATGCGGTCGCGAATTCCTCCGACTTCGCCCGGTTCGCTTGCGCGAAAAGATACAAGAGCGCGGTCACAAGAGTCATGGGCTGGCGGGTCGTCCGATAGATGGCGCCGGCTTGCGACACATAATCCGGAAGGGTCGGGAATTCATCGCGGATTAACTGCAACGCCTCGTCGGGCTCGACGGCATTGCGGCTTGTCCGATCGGCAGAGCTTAGGTTCCGGACCCAGCGCGCCGCGCCCGATAGAACGTTCGCGTTCGGATAACCGGCGATGGTCAGGACGTCGCCGCCGGATCGCGGCTTGCCCTGGTCGATGCGGTCGAATAGTTCATCCTTGATCCCGAATACGACGTGCGTCGTGAACGGCTTTCCGGACCGGACGCAGGCGCGAAGCCGGTTCTGTCCGTCGCGAAGCAATCCCCTATCGGAGAACTTGAGATTGTCGCCGGTCAGGCCCCAGGTCCCCGCGCCCATATGGCGGGAGAACCGGGAGATCGATTTCGGTTTCATGCTCCGGTTGTGGAGGTTGTAAGTATCGAGAACCCAGGCCGCCACCTTGGCGGTAATCCGGATCACGCGAGAATTGCGCGGCGGCTCGGCGATATATTTCATTATCCGCGCTTTGATCTCGTCGTCCGAAAGGCCGCTCGGGATCGTCTCGTCGTTGTTGACTATGGTGCGGACGCTAGCGCTTGCCATTGTGTTTCCCCATATCGCTCGCTTTCAAGGCCGGGAGCGGTGCGGCCACCAGGACTCCGCGCGCGAGCGCTTCGTCCGTGATTCGTTATGCTGCGATCCTCCCCCGAAGCGGCACGCCGCCGGCGGTAAGCGCGTCGAGAACGCCGACGACCGACGTGCAGACCGCAATCCGCATGCCGGCCCGTTCTAGGCGCGGGAACACCTCGCGCTGCCCCTCGACGTAGCGCGGTGAGCCGCGCCGGGTTCGCACCCAGCGCGCAATGCTCAATCCCTCGCCCGGCCGCTTTAGCTCGATGCCGAATAGCTCGTGGTGTAGTACGAGAATATCAGGCCAATTCCGTTTCAGGCCGAGCCGCGCGAGCTTGACCGCCCACCGCGCCGGCAATGGCACATGCCCAGCCGGAAACGTCGTCCATTCAGCCGGCGGCATCAGTAGACGGTCGAGCGCGTCGGCGACCGCGAGATGGAGATCGTCCTCGGGGACAATAGGGGCGGTAAGCCGAAACCGAGGGCGCGGCGCCATAGGGGCGCGGCCTCAGGCGACTTCGCAGGGCTTGCTATCACTCCGTACGGGTCGCGCCGGACCGGCGTCGAGTTGGCCGAGCGTCAACCGATAGCCGGCGCGGTCGGCGATCTTCAGCAGCGTCGCAAAGTGACGCGGTGGAATGCCGTCGTCATTGCGCCAATGGCTGATCGTCGTGTTCGACAGGCCGAGCTTTTCGGCAAGCCGGACTTGCCCGCCGAGCCGCTTCGATAGCTGGTCGATGATCCGGCTGTGCTCCATCAAGCCCGACGGTAATTGCCTACAAGGCAACGGTCAAGACGGCGTGATACCTAGCCGATTTGGGCCAGAAGTGATCGGTTTGCCAACGAAGCGGACAGCGTCCACAGTTGCCCAAAGGGCAACTGGGAGATGCTAGTGAGAATCCGGCGCAAAAAGTATCCTCGCCGCATGATCAAGCAGGCGAAGCGGGGGATCAGCATTGACACGCTGGCCGGCGTGGGCGTGCGGCTTCGTATGCTGCGTGGGGTTCTCGACCGCACGCAAGCCGAGTGGGCAGACAGGTTAAAGATTTCGCGGCAGATGCTGAACAAGTGGGAGCAAGGCGTCCGACAGCCCAACATGGATAAGCTCATAGTGATCTGCGACACGACCGGATGCACCCTGGACTTCATTTTTCGCGGCCAGGTGGGCATGGACATGAGAGAGGGGCTCAGGAGGGCTTTGCTCGTTTCCTATGGCGACAGCCCTTACGTTTCCGAGCTTTTCGCGCCAGCAGTGCCACCGCCTCCCCCATCTTCTCCAGCGCGTCGGCGGCGTAAGCAGGGTCCACGGTCTGACGCGGCGGGGTAACTTCCGGAATTACCAGCACCCACTTGCGTTTGGGCATTGAACGTCTCCTGCGTGTCTAGCCGAGCTCTTCCTTCACAATACATGTTGCATCGCGTCAAACGGTCCGTTGCCCTTTGGGCGACCGTAACCCCGATGCTGTAGTGTTGGATTGCGGTCTGTCAACCGTGGAATAGTGACGATTTGCGTCGGGATGGTGCTGCTATTGCCTAGAAGGCAACTCTGTGCCTAGGCTGCTCCCGCAGGCTCATACACAAAGCGGGAGCCGGTCATGTCGGATAGCGCGGCGCCACAGGTTCCGTCAGGCTACCAGCTAGAGCGGGCGGTCTCGCTCTGGCAGCAATTACGCGACGTCTATGATCTCGATCCGTCGCTTGCCGAGGACGAGGACGTCATCAACACGGCTTTCGCCGACGCTGAAATAACGCACCCTGATACGCTGCTTTCACGTGCGATTGACGCGCTCGTCTGGTGCGAGCGCCGCGAGGTCGAGGCGGACGATATCCGTCGCGAGGTCATCGCCCGGCGCGATCGCTACCGCGCGCGCGCGTCAAATATCCGGGTCATCATCGCCGAACTGCTCGACGCGCTACGGATCAGGTCGCACCGCGCGAAGTATGGGGCCGCGAGCTTGGCGGCTGGTCCGCCTTCGGTCGTGCTGACCGACGCCGATCTCGTGCCTGACGAATTCGTCCGGATCGAGCGGCATGTCCAATTGACGCCGATCAAGGAAGCGATCGAGGCCGGTCGGGAAGTCCCCGGCGCGGTTATGTCGAACGGCTCGACGGTCCTACGGATAAGGAAACTCTGATGGCGCAGGCAGCCCGCGAGCGGCAGGCATTGATGCCCGCGCCGCGCTATACCAAGCCGGCGATATTCGCCGGGACCGAGGCCGCCTGGCGCGTCCTGTGCGATCTCTATCCGTCCGCCGAGACGCCGGACATCGTTATGGCGGTCGTCGAGTATTGCGCGGCGAAGCGGCTCGATCCGTTCAAGGGCCCCGTGCACATCGTCCCGATGTGGAATTCCAAGCTACGCCGGCGCGTGCAAACCGTCATGCGCGGGATTAATGAGATCGAGATCGTCGCGTCGCGGACCGGCGTATGGGCCGGGATGGATCTTCCGCAATGGGGGCCAGATCACGAGCGGACGTTTCGCGGGACGCGCGAGAATGACGACGGATCGGTCCGTGAGGTCGAGCTAAGGCTGACATTCCCACTCTGGTGCGCGGTCACGGTTTACCGGCTCGTCGCCGGCGAGCGGCGCGCGTTTACCGAGCAGCTATTTTGGGAAGAGTGTTACGCAATGTCGGGCTTCAGGTCCGAGGTCCCGAACGAGCGCTGGGCGAAGGCGCCGCGTCAGATGCTTCACAAGTGTTGCAAGGCGGCGGTGCTACGCGCGGCGTTCCCGGAGGAAGGTCTCGGCTATGCCGCCGAAGAGATGGAGGACCAGTTTACCAAGGCGGGCGGCGTGACGATCGAGGGGAATACCGATCACGGCGACGCCGGTCTGACCGATCGGGACCGGCAAGCGGCACAGTACGGCCACAAGGCCCCGTCGTCGTCCTCTGGCGAGGATACAGCCGGCGTTGACCCGCTGATGGAACCCAACGGCACGATTTGGCTAAAGAACCTCACGGCGCTTCTAGCAGCGGCGCCGAACCTGGCGCGCGTCGTCGAGATCGCCGGTCACCAGCGCGTCCGCGCATCGCTCGAAACCGCGCCACCGCTGATCAAGGACCGGATCAATGCGCTGTTGAAGCAGGCCTACGAGTTGTTTGCGCCCAAGGCCGCGGACGAGCCACCGCCTGGCGATGACGGCGCCGACTGGAACACCAGCCCGACCGACGAACTGCTCGCCGAGATCGAGGAAATGGACCTCGACGCTCTCGACACGCTGCCAAGCAGCAAGGCATGGGCTGCGAAAACCCGCAATCTGATCCCGCCCGATCACGACACCATAAACGAGGCGATCGCGCTTCGCCGGGCGGTACTGAAGGGAGGCAATCCGACATGAACAAGCGCAACCCCGACCACGAAATGACCGTCATGCAGCGCGGTCTTCGTGATCTCGCGGCATTAAGTCCGACCGGCCGGCGCCGCGTCCTCGCCTATTGGTGCGCGCGCGCCGAGGTGATGATGCCGGCAAACAGTGAGCCGCACGGCGAGCAGCAATTGGATATCGAGGACGTACCGATGATGCCGCATCTCAAAGGCGCTGCAGCATGAAAGCGCGAACGCTCGCCGAGATCGACGCCGAGGCGAGCGCGAGCGCGACCGTGCCACGCCTCATTGACGCGGACCAGATCGCCGACCTGATGCACCTCGACAAGCGACAGGTTTACCGGCTCGTGCGCGAAGGGAAGTTTCCCCGCCCGACGATCGAGGTCGGACGGTATCGGCGTTGGAGCGCAAGTGATTATGTGACCTGGGTCGAGGCGCAGCGGACCGAGCGCGCGAAGCGGGGGCGCTATGCCTGACCTCTTGCCGGTCACGCTCGACGACATGATCGCCGAGCTTCGCCGCGAGTGCCGCATGCGGCGTGAAGTGTACGCGCGCGCGACGAGCGATGGACGCATGAACCGCCGCGCCGCCGATCGCCGGATCGACGTGATGGACGCGACGCTCGCTTACCTCGAGCAACGCCGAAGCGAACAGGAGAACGCCGATGGTCGATGAACGGTGGAACGACGCAAACCGGCGACGCGACGGATTGGCGGTTGTCGAGGGGATCGGCAATTACCTGATAATGCCCGGCGCCGAGGGCCTGCCGATCGACAAGTGCCCCTGCTGCGACAAGCCGTTTCCGCTGACCGCGACGGGATTGCGCGCCGCGCGGCTGATCGCCGATGCGATGTATCCGATCGAGGAGCCGGGCGGTTGAACGTGCGCGCGCTCGTCCACGCCGCGCTGCTCGCGATCCTGCTTTGGTCGGTCATTCTCGTATTCATCGAGCTAGGTATGTGATGACGCTCCCGCGCTGCCGGTGCGGACGCAAGCCGCTGACCTACGCGCCGGGAAGCCCGCCGACCTACGCGCCGGGCGGTATCCTGATCGCCGCCGGCCGTCCGGTCGAAGCATGGTGCCAGCGGTGCGCGGCGGCCCGTGGGTGGCTCGTCGCGCCGACAGCGGCGAAGGCAGCGGCGGCTTGCCCGACGCCGCGTAGCGCGCGGAAAACGGCGCCGGCGGCGCGGCCATGACGACGAGGTGGCCCGGCGTTGCGTTGGTCGCGCTGGACGAATACGACGTGCCGCCCGTTAGCGGGTTCGGTCCGCAAGCTGGCGTGCTTCTGGACGCAATGATGGAGTGCCCAATGATCCACCGCGCGCGCTACACCTTCGAGCGGATCGGCAGCGCCGTGTTCATTGTAGATCTGAACGAAGGCCGCTCGGTTACCAATGACGCGGAAGCGGTGATCCGCGATTTGGTCGAGCGCGGGATCGAGGTCGATCGCGCGTTGATCGTCTACCAGGACTCAACCGGACTGTGGGACCAGCTTCGGACGCGGCGTAGCGAGTTCGCCGGTGTCCGCGCGCTCGGCGCGCGCGACCGGATCGAAGCGATACAGCGGGCGCGCCGTTAACGAAATTGGGGCCTCTTTTCGTGCTCCCAGGGAAGATAGATAAGTCGTCGAGGCATGGTAGTAAGCGCCGTGCTGACCCAGGCCGCCTCAAAGTCTCCCATTCCGAGGTCTCGGCACCTAACGAGCCCTTCCCGAGCAGGCCAAATAGAGATGAGGCCGTATCGGTCAACCATCAATTTAGAGATATCGTTCAGTGGAACGCCAGAAAGCGCGGTACTAAAGCTCATCATGAACAGCCTTCCCAAGGCTCCGGCAGTGGTCTGACAGTCTATGGTCAGAGCTGGGGCCACTGGCTCTGGACGCGCTTCTGAAGGAATGCCTAGCTCGCTGGGCTCCTTCCACGCGAGATGACTAGTCGCTCCGTGCCATCGTAAGCTTTCGTTTGTCCCAATCCATATTGCCCAACCGGAAGGCGGCTGGCGGTGCATCCGCAAGGAATTCCGTTCATCAAAGCTGGTCAGTTGGGTCGCGGGGTCGGAAAACTCATTCACCATTGTGAACATTGTAATCCAATTTGCTAACGCTCTTCGGTCTACTTTCCCCAAATACGGATTTTCCCCTCGCAGAAACTTAACGAGGATTTTTTTGGCAGAGGCCTGCATCAGGCTCATCCAACCATTGTTGCAGTCCTTGCATGCGATCTTCAACCGCTGTGAAAACACGCTGCCTGGTCTGTCGAGCTTGCCCGGCCTCACTTCGAATGTCGCCATATCCTCCCCTAGTACGGAGGAAGTTAAATGTCTCGAGTGCCCGTCTGTGGGGATGTGGTTCCTGAGCCAATCCGGCCACGTGTGCTCTCGTGTGAGCCCATGGCGCCCACAGAAAGCGCACTTCCCAGGAGGGTTAGCCATAGCAAGAACTTCGCGCCATCAACGCAAAGACACCCTCGTCGAGAGGTTCCAATCCATGCAACGGCGGCAAGGCATCCGTGCACGTTCGCATGGTAGATCGCATGGTCACCGGCAGGCTTTCCACTAAGTCATTGAAAGTATGTGGCATTTACGCCGAATATGCATTGTTCACCATTTCGCCAGACGACATTCCACATGATCATGCTGACTGAAAAAATCTTGCCTTTTCCGCAGCTTAGGCGCTTGATGAGTTGCCCTTAAGGCAATACGATCCTCTGGAATGACAACCGGGGTCGCATGATTTTCGCATGGTGGGAGACACGATATGCACATGCTTTGTTCCCTCGCGACGGTCCTGGCGCTCACCAGCGCCGCCACGGCCTTGGCTCAATTGCCGCCGGTCTCGATCGAGAACATTCGCGGCTTCGCCGGCGCCGGCATGGCGCCGATGAACGGGGACCTCAAGGTTCTCCACCAGTGTCCCGAGATCACCCGGTGGCCGGCGGATATGACGCCCGCCGAGGTCGCCGAGGCTCGCGCCCTGCGTATCGATCCCGGCGCGCTCTGGCTCCGTCGAAACGATGCCGCGATCGCTAAGTGTCTCGCCGGCTTGTCAGCCGAACAGCGCCGCATCGACTGAAGGGGACGCCACGTCCCCTGATCCACACAAGCAAACGGCGCCCTGTTGCAAAGGGCGCCGTTGTCTCGACGTGAAAGGAAGGAAACCAAGTGAACGCTACCACCGCCCCCGCCAGGCCACAAGCCGGCAAGCTCGCCACTGGCGCCGATATCAAGCGCGCGACGCCGGGCGCCAAGCTCCGCTTCGGCGGCGGTCTCTATCTGCTCGTCTCGTCGGCCGCGAAGTCTTGGCAAGTTCACTATCACGTCGCCGGTCGGCACCAGGCCGTGATCGTCGGCCGCTGGCCCGATCTCGGCGTGACCGAGGCAAAGACGAAGCGCGACGAGATCAGGCGCACGATCCGCGAGGGCGGGGATCCGGCACACGAACGGCGCGAGCGGCGCCAGGCGCGGCAGGACGCCGAGGCCGCGACCGTGCGCTCGGTCGGCGAGCGCTGGCTTGCCAGCGCGTCGGTGGCGCGCGGATGGTCGGCGAACTACCAACACCACATAGGGCTGCGCCTGAAGAACCACATCTATCCGGTGATCGGCGACCGGCCGGTCGCCCGCGTCACGACGCACGAGATCGAGTCGCTGATTGTCGGGTTAGCGAAAAACTTCCGCTCACAGGCGGATCACGCCCGACAGAATTTGCAATCACTGTTCGACTTCGCAGCGCGGCGCGATCTCGTGACCGTCAATCTGGTACGCAAGATCGCCGAGGATCTGCCGAGGCGGATTCCAGGCGATGAAAACGAGATTTGCCGCGCGCATGTCGAGACGATCGAGGATGCGCGCGCCGTGCTCGCGGCGGTTGAGGCATATAACTCCGGGCCATTCGCCAAGTTGGCCCATCGGCTAATCGCATTGACCGCCGTCCGCAAGCTCGAAGGTCTCGAAGCGCAATGGTCCGAGATCAAGGAAGGACCGGACGGCATGACGTGGACGATCCCGGCGGCGCGGATGAAAGGCCGGCGCGGCAAGCGGCGCGAGCATGTCCTCCCGCTTCCACCACAGACGGCAGACGTGTTCCGCGCGGCGCGCGAGCTTGCACGGGCGAGCGGCGTCAAAAGCCCGTTCGCATTTCCCGGTCGAGGCATGCGCGGCAACCTCGCGCGCAACACCCCGAATTTCCTATTGGCGTATGCGCTCGCAGGTACCGATCTCGCCGGCCGGCATACCGTTCACGGATGGCGCTCGACGTTCTATACCGTGCTGAAAGAGGCGGATTACGATGAGCGGTTGATCGATGCGATGCTCGCCCATCAGCCGGCGCGGCCGTCGCAGGCGGCGCAGCATTACGATCGGTCTCGATTGATCCGCAACGGCGCGCATCTACAACCGCTGATCGACCGCCGCCGGCTCGCGACCGCATGGGCCGATCTGCTCTTGGCCGGGGCACCATCGCCGTTCGTGCTGGCGGGCCTGACGAGCAACGTCGTGCGACTGAGGGAGGCAGCATGACGACCGATTACAAGCAAGCCAGCGCGCTCCGTCCCGGCGATCAAACGGACGTTTGCAGAGGTAGCCGATGGCTCTGAAGATGTTGCGATATACAGTTGGCAGGTGGCTCGTTCACTGCGGCTTGCGAGTGATGCCGCCCGGAGCAGCCCGAGCGGAACTGACCGACATATTCTGGCAGTGGCGCAGGCACGTCACCGTGCAGGTGCGGACTGCGAAAGCGGCAAGGCCTCCGGCTGATGATCTCCGCCAAGTCCCAGCCGATGCGGTCGAGCGCGAGTGGGCGAAAGCTCGCGAGTATGAAGCGGCGCGGCAGCAGCGCGAGCGGGCCGCGAATTACAAAATCACCGGGCACACATGACCGGCTGCATCCCTAACGGAGATATCCAGTGAGCACCTTCGATGACCTCCGCAAAGAGACCTACCTCGGTGACGGGCTTTATGCGTCGTTCGACGGTTGGCATATCGTCCTACGGGCACCGCGCCAGGAAGGCGACCACATCGTTGCCCTTGAGCCGGAGGTGTTCGCCTCCCTGGTCACGTATCAGCGCGCGCTAATCGAGAGACTGAAGCAAGAACGATAGTGCTGAACGGTATGAAGTGACGATCAGGTCTGGTCCCCCGGGTCACGCAGACTCGGACACGTATCGCTTCAAGACCCTGAAGGAAGCCCAACGCTGTTGCCGAACAGAGAGCAATGTCCCGCATTTCCGATGGTCTAAGATCGTCGATCTCACGACAGGCGAACAGGTGGGAGCGAGCGATGGCTGAGACGTGCATCACCTTCGCCGTCTGGATGCCGCTCGCGCTACTTGCCTCGCTGGGGATCGGCGTCCTAATCGGCACGCACATCCGGTTCGTCATCGACCGCGCCGAGCTTGCGGCCTACCGGCGGGTAGCGCGGTTGCCTATCAGCGGCGAGGCGCAGTTAGACGAGACGATGCGCGAACTCAAGCGCGTCCCGGAAGACGCGGTCGAGCGCGAGTGGGCGAAAGCTCGCGAGTATGAAGCGGCGCGGCAGCAGCGCGAGCGGGCCCGGCGGATTGCAGATTGATGGGAGTGGCCATGACCGACCGGCTGGCGGAACTCGCTGCGCTGAAGCCCGACTGGGACAGCTACGGCGGACGGCCTCCCGATCCGCTCGCGCTGCTCATGGCGCGGATCATCACCACGTGTGCCCCGTCAATCGCTCCGTCGGGCGATGGCGCCGTGTTGCTGCGGTGGCACGAGCATGGCGTCGAGATCGAACTATGGCTGGAGCCGGGAATGAGCCAGGAAGTCATCTTCACGCCCTCTGAGACTACCTCCGCTAATCGACGTTGTGAGAGGTAAGTCCGATGGCTGACTGGCCCAAGCCGACATGGAAGCCGCTATGGTGCTCGTGCAAGGCATGCGGGCATTGGTGGGATGACTGGCAGCCGTGCACGGTCCCGATCGCCACCTGGATCGCGCACATCAAGACCATTCATTGCCCGGCGTGTGGCGCCAACCGCCGAAAGGTTATGCTGCGCACCAAGCCGCTGGATCAGAGGCCAGAGGCTACCATCGACAAGACCAGTTAACGAAGCAAGGAGTGGCCGAGATGAAATCGCAGATAGCCTTCGCCCTTGCGCATCCGGTCTATGAGCCGCAGCGCGATATTGTCCCCGGCCATTACTGGCGGGTCGGAAGCAGCGCCCTGTCGGCGTGCCTGACCGTCAACATCGGCCAGGAGTGAGCGGTGTATGCCGGTGGCCGTCCGCTCTGGCAGCTATCCATCGCTGTCCATGATGCGCGCGGTCCGGCCCCTGTGCTCCGTTGGAGCCTGACTACCCACCGCCACGTTGACGCCGCCCGCGACCGCATCCTTGCCGGCGCCGGCACCGACGAACCTCTGATCGAGACGAACGAGCTTGATGAGATCGAGGCCATGATGCCCGGCTACCGCCGCGTCACGAAGCAATGGCGCAAACCGCTCAGGATCGACGAGATCAACTTGCTGGCGCCGACGCCCGAAGTGCTGGCGCGACCTGGGCGGCCATGACCTTCCTTCGACAACGAACCTTAGCGGAGCAAGCCCGATGCTCGACAGCCTGCCCCCCTACCTCGTGGCTCTCGGCGCGCTGGTCATCGTCGGGCTGGTGCTGTGGTGGGCTGACGGCCCTGAGCGGGAGCGTATGCGGCGGCTGCGCGGGCGATGACGCGGCTTGCGTTTTGGATCGTGCTCGGCATCGCGCTCGGCTGGGCCATTGGGATGGCGCTCGGCAGCTTGCCGGACGCCAGCGAACTGACGCCGTGGTTCCGACCCTAACCTTTTGCAGGAGTGGCCAATGGTTGACCGTGACAATCAGCCTATGGATCGTCGGCGGCGCCGTCGTCGGGCTGATACTCTTTTGGCTGATCGGGAAGCTCTAACCTTAGCGGACTTCGGGTTTCTCGGCATCGAGGCCAGCCCATACGTAGCCGACGCCGGGGCAAGTCAGAATCATGGCGGGTCCCATGACCTCGCGAAGCTGGTGCACGTGCGAGCGCAGGCACGCGGCGGCCCGCTCTCGGCGCCGCTCGGCTGGCCAGAGCGCGGCGTGGAGAGCGTGGTAGGCCACGACTTCGCCCGTCTGTTCGATCAAGAGACAAACAAGCTGCGACTTGATACGGCCCATTTTACCACACCGCGACCCGCATAGCGGCATCTTCCATTATCAGTGCCGCTTGTCTTTCCGTCGTGAGGTCCGGCGGCTCTTGCCATCCAATGACGAGCGCGCCGCACATGATTCCGAAGATCGGCGGAACCTCGATCATGCACAACCGGGTAATGCGGAAGCGCGCGGCCGCCGCCGCGCCTTCGGCGTTCGGCGTCCCGGCGCTGACGTCAAAACAAACCGGCTCGTTCCGCAAGAATTTGACCAGCATCGCCGGGTCGGTTGATTCGGAAATCGCCGGGTGCGGACCGCCGAGCGGAATCCAGACGCGTCCGTCCCGGTCAAGCCCGTCGCGGACGATCGCGACATTATCCCCGAGCCTGACCTCTAGTAGCAGGACGCCATAGGCGTGCGCGTCGCGGACGATCCCCGGCGCGAGCTTGGCAAACGCCTGCAAGTCGAGATGCGGCGTCACGCGCCGCGCCAGTACGGCTTGGGCGATTTGCGCGCGTTGCTCGTATAGGACATAGCCGCCGCCGCCGACGATCATCAGTACAACCAGCGCGCCGACCTTCCACGGCCGGTCGATAAACGCGAGGACCGTCGCAAGCATTCCCGCCGCCCCGGAATAGTCCCGGCGTGACGGCGGATCGTCGGCCACGTCAGTTGGACGCCGAAGGCGCGGCGATCGCCCATTTACGGCGGATATAGCGACTGGCGGTCGTGCCAGCTTGAAGCTCCGAGAGTAGCCAGTCGTAAGATCCCTGCGCTCCCGCCACGCCAGCCTGCGCGGTCATAGCCACGGCGCCCAGGGTGTACGACGTATAGGTTATATTGGCGTTGGACGAGAGCCTGTCCGGATCGTCGTACGCGCAGACGTCGCCCATGCAGCGTTCATTTAGCGCCCATGCGTCCGCCCAGGTCGTCACCGAGGGACCGCTTGGGCCTTCGCGAAGCATTGTTTGGTACATCGTCGGCACGGCGCGGACCCAGCCCGACGCGCCGCCGGTCCGCGCTATCGTGTCCTGCGCTTTCCATTCGAGTACGGGATTCCAATCGGAGTGACCCATCGCCACGACCCAGCCGAGAATCGTCGATAGAAAATCTTCCTGCCAGACAGAGACATAAGTATTGGCCGGCGGCGTCGAGGTCGCCGAGCCGGGGCTTCCGTCCGGCGTTTGCAGAATCCATAGATCGGCGCATGGCTTCGTCGTGCCGTTGACGTAGCGGTCGAGGAACCACGCGCGCTCGTCATCCAATCGCGACTTGAAGATCGACCGAGGAAGGAACCAGCCCGGCACGCTATCCGGCGTCACGGTCGCGGCTTGGACAAGCGAGCGCAACGACCACGCTACCGCTCTCACCGCATTGCCCAGCGAAAAATTCGCTCGCGCGCCAGGCGACAGGCACACAACATTGTATAGCGCGCAGTATTGGACCCATTCCAACGCATAGGGATCGCCGGTCAGCAGGAACGGCATGAAGCAAAAGGAACCCATATGCGCGCTATCCAAAGTCACCGGACTGCCAGCGGGATTTTGAATGAAGGGGTTCGCGCCAGATGGGCTGTACATCGTGGCATTGGGATATTTCACCCAATCGAGCGGCGCGTTCGTATTCTCGTCGCGAAAATGCAGCGGGATGCTACCGGCGCCCTCGACCTGCGCCTGAACCGACGCCCATGACGCATCGCTACCCGTGCACAGATATTCCGCCTGCGCCTCGGTACATGGCCCGATCTCGTCACGTTCGCCGGTCGACGGGATGTACGCCGTGATCCCCGCAAGGTCCATCGGACCGGCATAGTTGCGCGGTGATGACAGCGGGATCGCCGAGCCGAAAAGGCTCTCGTCATAGGCCGGCAAGAGCGATCCACGAAATGTATCGGCGGGATAGATGATAGGCCGAGGCCACGACTGCCAGCGCCAGCGCGCGTTCCAGTTATGCGCCTTCGCCTCGATAACGGCGAGCGTCGTCGTGCCACGTCCGATCGTCGCAATATACGAGCCCATATTGGCGGGGACGCAATCGAAGATCAGCCCGAGCGAAAAGACGACTTCATCGCGCGGAATGCCGCCGCGATCAGGCCGGAAATGGACCGCGAAGCCGACGAGATCGGGATGCGTCACGACGATGCAGCCCTGGACAAAATTACCGCCCGGCTCGTGATAATCGCCGAGATCGGTCCCGGCGATCTCGTCGAAGATATAGCACCGCCCCTCGTAATCGATAACCGCGCGGAGCTTATCGGTCGTCGGCGGCGGCGTTGGATCGGGCGGCGGCGTAGGCTCTGGCGGCGGCGGGACGAGCGAGACGATCGCGGTCACGTTGACCGTCCCGGTAAAGTCCACGGCGCCCGAGACGCTGATCGTGAGATCGTTGGTTATCGGATCGGGCAAGATCAGCCTCCGAAGTTCGGCGTTATGCCGTACGGTTCAAGTACGGCGGCGAGGTTGGTCTCGGTATCGATCCGCGTCGACGGATCATAGCCGACCATCGCGACCGCCGCGTCGCGCCATGCGACGAACGTCGCGTCGTCGACCGGCACGTATTGGTTACGCCCCGAGGCGAAGCGCCGGGTCTCGTCGCCGGTCGGCTCGGTGTCCGGCGGGATGATGTGCGAGCCGCTACCGCCGACGATCCAATACCAATCGATCGCGTTGAAAAACAGCATGGCGCGTCCCCCTTAGACGTACTGGCCGCCGGCCGTGAGTGCCCCCGCGATGGTGCCGGGGAGATAGTTCGGACCGCCGCCGGCGGTGTCGATGACGCCATTGTAGCCGGCGGTATAGCGCTGGCCGGTGGCGGTCCCGGTGAACGTCATGGCTGTCGCTTCGATGCGCCCCTGATCCGCATACCACAGCGCATTCGTTGCGGCCCAGCCGGTGACGGTGAGGGTCGCGCCGCTCGCGTAGATCGTGCCGAATGGCCCGGCGGCGATGCCCCACACGCCGGACCCGGTAACTGCATTGTTGGTGCCGGTCAGGACTGCGACGCCGTTCCAGTCACTACGCACCGCGAACATGCCGCCGGTCTGGTCAAACCGCATGTTGCTACAATACGCCCACCCGCCCCGGGTCACATTGAGACCAACACCAATAATACTATTAATCGTCCACGTTCCGCCGGTCGCACGGATCGTAAAGCCATTGAGATACATAAATGCCCGATCCACCGAGATGCCATTGGCGTTGGTGGAGTTGATTATGACGTTCTGCGGATTGGACGGATTGCCCTGAAGGGTCAAACCGAACGCCGGCATGCCGAACGGCATCCCGGAAAACCACGCGAGAAACGCGCCGGCCACGTTGAAATTGTAGGTCCCGTCCGCAAGCTGGATCGTGCAGGAATAGCCGTTCCAATCGTAGCGGCGATAGATCACGTCGATCGCAGCCGCGATGGTCAAGAGCGCGCCGCCCGGCCCCGGCGACAACCCGTTATTGAGATCGTTGCCGGACGTGGCGACGTAAATCGTCATATTCGCCGTGACGAGCGTCCGCGAGACGAATAGCTTATTGAGCGCCTGAAGCAGTTGCGTATTGTCGGTCTTGTTCAGCGTCAGCCCGGCGGTCTCGACGACATGCGCTAGCTCTTCCTGATGCGAATTCAGCCATTCATACCGGACGATGGTCGCGGCGAAGCCGCTCGATCCCGGCGAGCCGCCGGTGAAATATCCCGGCGTCCCTTGCGCTCGCGGCGCGGGGAGCGTCGGGACGGCGGTCGGATCATCGATGCGGTGCATCTGTCATTCCCCGTATTGAAACATCGGAATCGTATGCGCCGGCGCATAGAGCCGGATCAGGCATTCAAGCTGCTCATTGCCCCAGGTCGCGAGCGGCTCGTCGGCGTGTGAAATGTCGGCGCGGAAATAAACGATCGTGTCGGTCGCCGGCGAGATAACCGTCCAGGCGTAATCCCATGCGGCGTCATAAAGCGGATCGTCGGCGCGATTGATATCGGCGCGGAATGCCTGGTGCTGCTCGATCTCGATCGTATAACCATGCGCGGCGGCGAGATCGATGAAATACGCGACCGATTGACCGCCCCGCATCGAAAACTTGGCGCAGACCGCCGCCTGACGCTGTTGGACGGTATCGAGCGGCTCGCAGTCCGGCAGGCCGAGCGTCGCCTCCCACTCGGGCAACATCTCGGCGGCGACCGAGCAGGGGAAGGTCTCGGCGATCACTTCGCCGGCGCGCGTATGAAGCCGCGCCCAGGTCGGCATCAGGGTCAGCAGATGCGCGGCTTGAACCGATCCCCAGCCGCGATGCCAGACGCGGCCGCGCGGGAGCAGCCGCTGAAACTGCCAGAGATAATCGGTCGCGGTCGCGACGGGGATCGGCATCAGACCAGCGTCAGCGTGCCCATGACCGGGAGCGCGCCGGCCGGCGGGGTGATCGGCGCGGCGGGTATCGTCATGTCGAAATGCTTGACGCCCGGCGTCGCGCCGATCGCGGCGTATAGCTGCGACGGGTAGATCGTCCCGCCGATCTCGCCGATCACGAGAAACGCGTCCTGTAGCGAGGCCAAAATGTCGGCTTCCATCTCGACCGTCGAGGGATCGAGACTCCCGATCGTCACGTCGATCGCGAGCGGGACCGGCGCGGCGACGAACAGCAGCGCGGTCACCGGCTGAAGCGGCCAGATATGCTCGGCGACGGCGAGCTGATCGCCACTCGCGGTCGGTCCGCGCGTTTCCTCGGCGGCGCAGCCGTCCGTCCCTTGCGGGAAGCCGCCATGCGCCGCGTTGGCGACGTCGAGCATCGGGTAAACCTGCACCTGTCCCGCGCTCGACTGGATCCACGCGCGGGTAACGCCGGGGACCTGAAGCGCCCACTCGATGTAATCCGACGCCGCGCCGCCCTGCGGCGGCTGCGCGTAGGCGAAGAGCATCCGCGTCCGAAGCTCGTCCTCGGTTTCCTGATCGGCGCCGCCGGTCAGCGGTCCGACCGTCACGCCGCCCGAATTGATCCCCGGAACCGGGAAGTCGATCGCGATCGCGACGCCGGCGTCGGCGTTGGTCGCGGCGCCATTGATAGCGGCGACGATCGGGACCGTCAGAAGCCCCGTAGCGTCGACCGTCGCGTCGGCGGTCGTCGTATAGGGCGCGCCGTCCTGGCGCGTCAGCGACGCCCCTAGCGGCAGGACGAGGCCGGTCGCGCCGGTGAACTGCGCGGACCCGCTCGCCGGGGTGCTATCCTTTTGGTAAATCCCGATCAGCGCCGCCCAGGCGGCGAGATACTCGTCGGTAGCGGTGAAGGGGACCGCCTCGCGCGCGATCCAGTCGAGGTACCCGTAAACCGAATACGCCAGCCCCGACATGCACCACGCGAGCGCGCGGAGGACGGCGTTGCGGAGCAGGCCGTCGAGACCGGGGACGCCGCTTGTCGTGATATCCTGAATCGCCTGATTGCGGATCGCGGTCAGGCTCGGCCGGGCGAACGGCATTAGCGGACCCTCGCGCGTTGCAACAGCGGCGGCGGCGGGACCGAGACCGGCGAGGCCAGTACCGCGAGACCGGCCCAGGCCCAGCCGAAGAGAAACCGGTTCAGGCTACCGTCTGGCCGGACGATCGCGATGCCGATCCCGAGTAGCGTCGAGCCGCCGCCGCCGAGCCAGGACGTGTTGACCGCGATATCGGACGCGACGCCATCGGTGACGAGCCACGCGAGCGCGTCCTCGGCGTAGCGCTTGGCGAGACCGAGCGTATCGCGCGTTTTCTTGGCGCGCTCTAGCTGCCAGAGATTCGAGCCGAGCGGCTGATCGAGATACGGGTCCGCCCACCAGCCGCGCCGGTCCGACGAGCCATCGGTCGGAACGAAGTCCGGCGTCGCGAGCTTATCGGTAAAGAGCGAGACGAGACACGCCGTTTCGAGGTCCTGGCCGGTCTGAAGATCGCCGTCCGCGAGCGACCAGTCGCCGCCGGCGTTGGCGTTGTCCCATAGCAGATACACATCGCCCGCCGTCAGCGCTGCCGGGAGCGGCGAGACCGGCGCGAGCGGGACGAGCAGGCCGAGATCGGCGATCCAGCCGCTCACGGCCCGACGTGTCCGTGTGGCGCGTTGATGGTATCGGCGGTAATGGTCTTGGTCACGGACAGGCCGCCGCTGATTCCGACGTTACCGAAGATGGCGACGGCGCAATCGGCACTCCCTTTCCCCCGCAAGTAAATCGTCGGCGCCGAGATGGTGACTGAGTCGGCGTTTACCGTAACGGTCCCGGTGCAGGTGATCTCGATATTGCCGCCGGCGGCGAGCTTCACGACGCTTCCGGCGTTGTCATAGAGCGCGACCTCGCCGGGCTTCAGATTGCGTAGCCGGTATTTCTGATTGCCGGTCGCGATGATGACGCCATTCGAGCGGTCGCCCGAGGCGAATACCGCGACCGCATCGGTCCCCGGCATGGCATGCGAGGCGAGACCGTAAATCTGCGCGACCGGCATATTGTCGATCACTTCGGGCGGGAAGCCGCGAACCTGCGCGCGGTGAACCGGACCGCTATCATCGGTCGCGGTGATCTTCAGTATCCCGACCGCCATCCGGATGCGCCGATGCAGTCGGTCGAGCGCGCTCATATCTCGACCGTGGCCGCCGGCGGGTCGAATTTCTCGGCGCTCGGCTTGGTCGCATTGTTGCGGTTCACGTCGTCTTGCGTGACGAACATATTCGGCGAGGTCGGCTCGACCGAGAATGCCTCGGGCGGCCAGAGGCCGAGCCGGCAATGCTGGCCGTTCTCGTCGCGGGTATAGGTGACGGTTCCGATCAGCCAGCTTTTATCCTTCAGCTTCAGCGCCGGCGCGACGATCGGCGCGAGCTTGTTCGGTTCCCATAGCTTGCCCTTGGCGTCGCGCCATGCGTCACAGGTCACGGTGAAATTGAAGCTCTGGCCCCACCGGCGGTTCTTTTCCCAGATCGCCCGCTTGCCGGCGAGCGGCTGGCCCATGACGAATTGCTCGGAGATCACGTACAGCTTGCGGAAGCGCGGGACCTCTTCGTCCCGGACGATCTCGCCGACGCCGGGCATGTTGACGCCGGCGTCGGTCCCGAGCGCCATCGTCGCGATCAGATGGCCCTCGTATTCCGAATAGCGCTGATCCATCGAAAACATGACGTCGGCGCCCTCGACGTTCTCGCCGAGGGTAAAGCCGGACGCCATCGACTCGGTCCCGACCTTCGCGAGCATGATCGAGCCGTCCGGGAGGTCATAGACCAGCATTTCGGAATAGCGGGTGATCCGGTCGACGATCTCCCATACCGTCTCGCCGAGGTTGATGTTGAATTGCGGCACCAGAATCCCGTCGCCGGCGGTGCTCTGGACGTCGACATGATACGGCGCGGCGAGCTTGCGGACGATATCGAGCGTCGTTCCGTTGACGACCTGCATCCCCTGCGTGCTCGGGCTTCCCGCGCTGGTATTCTCGACGAGCGCCGAGCAGTCGACCAAATCCTCGCTTTTGCTGCGGCCCTCGACGCGGATCGTATGATTGCCAGCC